GATGGGAGTATACGCGCCATGATCGGGCTTTTTTTCGGCGGCAAAGCGTTCAAGGCCAGGTTCGGCAACGATTACGGCAATATCGAGCTGGATGCGAACCTTGAGGAGACGCACGAGTGGGCGGCGGATGCCACGACGAACCCCGTTGAGCAGGGAGCCCCGATAACCGACCACGTCATCGAGCAGGCTGATAAGTTCCGTATTCGCGGGTTCATTTCGGACTCGCCCGTGACAGCATCGCCAGCGATCCTCGGCCTCGTCGGCAAGACGGATTCAAGCAGCAGGACACAGGAGATTTTTGATCTACTCCGCCAGCTCATCAAGGCTCGCGAGGTGATGACGGTTTATAGCAAGCACTATACATATACGGACATGGTGATGACGAATGTCACCGTGCCTCGCACGCCGGCAGACGGGCAAGCTATCGAGTTTACGGCGGACTTCCTTCACATCCGCACGGTCGAGACGCAGACGGTGGACGTGCCGAAGGGGATATCCGCGAAGCGAAGCGCGAAGGCTGGAGGGTCGAACGGCTCGGCTTCAAAGAAAGCGGCCCCGACAAAAGAGGCTGGTAAAGTGCAGGCGAAACCTGCGGCATCGGCACCAACATCAATTCTAAGCGGGCTGTTCTGATGGCAAGTATTTATCAAATTCCACTGCTACAAGACGAGCCGGACCAGATCGTCGATATCGAGCTTGACGGCAATCCGTACAGGCTCCGCGTGTTCTGGAACGAGCGGTTCGGGTACTGGGCTTTATCTGTGTATACGGTGTCCGATGTAATCATTCTCTCGGCGGTCAAGATGGTGCAGGACTACCCGCTAATCGGGCGGTTCGCTGACACACGGTTGCCGGGCGGGGACCTCATCTTCCTGCGGGAGCAAGGCAGCGCCTTGCGTCCGTCGTATGACGATATCGGCGTAACGCACAACTTGCACTATTACAGCCCAGACGCTCCCGCTCCGGCACTCCCTGCCGTTGTACAACCCATTGCGCAGGATGTGATTGGGACGGTGTGGGACTCGTCACTCTCGACGTGGGATGGCGGCGAAACTGACTGGGATATGTGATGTTGTTTGATCGTACTGCATCTCTGGTTATTGGCGCTGATGGCGGGTCAGGCAAAGAGCTTGCCGGCCTGCGGTTCTCTTTCAGCGTCGAGAAGGGCGCGACAAAGAGCCCGAACAAATGCTCGGTGAAGGTCTGGAACCTGGCAGACACGACGCGGCAGAAGATTAGCGTGATCGGCAATGTGCTGATACTCAAGGCAGGATATACTAAAGACAACGGGGCAGTGCAGATTTTTGCTGGAGATGTGACAAGGGCGGCGACTGCGCGAGAGGGCGCGGATTACATTACCGAGCTGGAGCTGATGGATGGTTTGACAGAGTTCCGTGACACGAAAGTGTCCGTATCGTGCGCTGCCGGCGTGATGGGGATGCAAGTTATCCGCTCTATCGCATCGCGGTTCTCTCTCCCGGTGAGAGAGCTGCCAACCGGCATCACCGACCGTCAGTATCCCGCCGGATTTGCCTTCGTCGGGCGGCTACGGGATGCGATGGACAAAGCGTGCGATTACCTCGGTCTTGAATGGAGCATACAGGGGCGGGAGGTGCAGGTCATTAAGAAGGGTGGCGTATACCGGCTGAAGGCAATCGTCCTGTCACCGGACAGCGGAATGATCGATTCCCCGGCGCTTGAGAGCAAGACGATGACCGAAGCGGCCGCCGCGAAAGAAGGGTACACGCGCAAGACTGCCGGCGTAACAGAGACATACCAGCGCGATGACGAGACGGGAGAGATTGAGAAAGTGTTGCAGGTCAACGGGCTCACCGTGAAGAGCCTACTGCAACCGACGATTGAGCCGGGCGGATATGTGCAGATCAAGTCGAAGGGCATCGACGGCGCATTTTTCCGCGTCGAGTCGCTGACGCACGCAGGGGACACGCACGGCACAGAATGGCACACGAACTTAACTTTGAGGTATACCTGATGGCCGAGAACGCCCCAATAGACGCGCTGCTGTCGCTCGTGAAGGCCCAGCTGCTTGACGTCAATACCGCGATACCTGGCACAATCGTGTCCTACGCTGACGGCGTGGCATCCGTACTGCCGACCGGCAAAAAGCGATTCGCGGACGGCGACGCTCTGGACTACCCGATTATCCCGAATGTGCGCGTGTGCTGGCCGTCATTCGCTGGCGGGTTAGCCGGGGTGAAAGGTCCGGTGTTGCCCGGGGACAGGTGCTTGATAATCGTGGCGCAACAGGCTGTTGACGGGACCGACGATCGGCGGATGTTTGACCTGCAGGACGCTTACGCGGTGATGGTCGACCTTGGCCGGTCAGGCGCCGGAGACAGCGGTAACAATGTGGAAATGTCGATATGGTACGGACCCGGGAACATACAAATCACTTCCGACGGACAGATCAAGATCAACGCGCCCGCTGGCGTCGTAATAACCACCCCGAGCACGCTCAACACGGGCACGCTGACGACCGAAGGGATGTTGACGTATCAAGCCGGAATGACGGGCTACAATAGCACTGGAGGCGCATCTGCCACAATTACAGGACCGCTCACGCAGACTGACGGCCCGCTGTCGTCTAACGGCATCGTGCTTGACACTCATGTACACGGCGGAGTGCAAACCGGCGGCGGAACAACAGGAGAACCTCAATGAGAGATATTGCGCTTACAGACGGCCACGACCTCGCCATTTCGGACTTCGACTTGCTGATTATCGACGGCGCGGAGCAGGTCAAGCAGCAGCTGCTGATCAAGCTCAAGCTGTGGACTGGGGAGTGGTTCCTTGATACAGAGTTCGGCACACCTTACCTGCAGGACATCCTCGGCAAGCAGCTCACGCTCTCCGGAGCCGTGGCGGCTATACGGAAATCGATCCTGGAGGTGTCCGGCGTACGCTCGATTGATTCCTTCAGTTTCAACTTCAACCGGCAAATGCGTACCTTGCAAGTGGAATTTGAGGTCACAACCCCGTACGGGATAATGGAGGTATCTACATGAGTTTAACCGCTGAAGGTTTTGCCCGTCTGAGGCTTGCCGAAATCAAATCGCAGTACGACCAGCTTTTCATCGACGCGCTCGGACCGGTCAACACTGGAGCGGATGCGGTTGTAGGACAGGTGATCGGGATCTTCTCTGCCGCACTTGACGACGTCTACGAGGCGTTGCAGGCGACATACGACGCGATGTACCCGTCTACAGCCGAGGGGGCGTCTCTTGACGGTGCCGTGTCGTTTGTCGGTATCGAGCGGCTTAAAGCGACAGCGACGCAGTGCGTGGCGATGATTTACGGCACGCCGTCAACACTCGTCCCCGCCGGTGCGCTTATGCGCGATACAGCCGGCCGGCAGTACGCTACAAGCTCGGATGTCGTGATCAGTGCCGCAAATGCCGGCGACGCATATATATCGATTGACAGCGTGGAGGAAGGGGAGACGTACCAGGTCATTTCCGCTGGAAAGCTCGCATCGTATGTGGCGCAGAGTGGTGATACGGAAAGCGATATCGTCGACGGGATGGTTGCTGATGTGGACGATGCGTATTTCCTTGCGACGAACGCTGCCGGCAAGCTCCGGATGCGAGCAGCGGACCAGCAGGCATCATTCGCGCTGACGGTGGACACGAAGATGTCTGTCGAATCAATAGGATCCCCCGTGGTCTGCGTTGCGCTCTTGACCGGCGCAAGCGTACTGCCAGCTAACGCTCTGACGACGGTTGATACCGCACTTGTCGGACTGGACGCTGTTAATAACCTGGTTGCCGGAGTTACCGGACGAGACGAGGAATCGGATACGGACTTGCGCTTGCGCCACAGAGCTGGCGTCAGGGCTACGGGCTCGGCGACCATCAAGGCTATACAGGCTCGTATGCTCGCAGAGGTTGACCTGATCGAGTACTGCAGGGTGTACGAGAACCGGACGGATGATTACGACGAGTTCGGGCTCCCGCCACACTCCATCGAGACGGTCGTTGATGGCGCACTTGACCAGCCGGTTGCTTCGAAACTGCTTGAGTTGAAGCCCGCCGGCATCGAGACGTACGGAAATGTAGCGGTCGCAGTCACGGACGATAACGGCGACTCACAGACGATGAACTTCAGCCGTGCAACAGAGAAGATAGCGTGGGTGCGCGTATCCGTCAATGTGCTGTATCCGGAGGAGCAACTGCCGCCGACTGCAAGCGATGCTATCAAAGTTGCTGTCCTGTCTCACGGAGACTCGCTCAGCATCGGTGAGGATGTCATATCGCAGCGTTTCTACGGACCGATTTACTTGTCCGTGTCCGGCATCCGATCTATCACGGTTGAGGTCGCGCTGACAGACTCCGTGTCTGACACTCCGTCGTACACTACAGACGATGGAGATATCGCCCGGACAGAGGTATCCGCTTTTGACGCAACGCGCATAACCGTCGTCGGTATATGATGGACTATCAAAAAATAGCGGTAGATCGCCTCACGGGCCAGTTCGCAGAATCGCCGAAGCTCCGCTCGCTCGTCGAGGCGATAGTGTCTCCGCTTGCGGACGCTGAGCTTGTTGCTGATGCGCTGACTGCGGAGCGGTGGATTGATTCCGCTGTGGGTGCGCAGCTTGACGGATGCGGGCAGATTGTTGTCGAGAGCAGAATGGGACGGGACGACGAAGAGTACCGCAGGGCGCTCAAGTTTCGCGTGTTCATCAACGTCTCGAACGGCACTCCGCTTGACTTGATGCGCGGTCTTGCGTATCTGACGCAGCCCGACGATGCGCAGTATATCGAGCAGTATCCGGCTACAGTGATGCTTTATACGGACGGTCCGGACGTTGACGCAGATATATCTGTGACGATGCAGGACATCGCGCCGGCAGGTATATCGGATGTCCCAGTGATGGTATCATACACCGCGACGCCGTTCCGCCTCGCGAAATCACCGGTCCCTGATGAGTTATGGGTGTCGTCCGGGTCGCTCGATGTTGCGGGATCCGACTTGCAGGTGTCAAGCGGGGCGGTAGTCACTGGCGATTACTCGCTCGGAGGCGTCGTCCCTGCGGAGCTGTCTGTTGGCGATGACCTATACCTCGACGTAGACAGCGGTCAGCTCGGGTTGTACTGTTCGTCGTTTCTGACTACATTGGGGAAATCACACTTAACCGGCGTATATCAATGATATCTTTTGCGGAAACATACACGGCGTATCCGGACGGCCAGCAGGGCGTAGGCGCTCCTCCGGACTCTGTCATCTTGCGCGGATTCGTCCCGGAGACAGCCGGCTCCCGAGGCCAGCCTCTTCCTGCGCAGTGGATTAACTGGCTGCTGCAGAAACTTTTCCGCCTCGCGAATCGCGATGTGGTTACCGACGCGGACGGCGAGGGATTATTCGTCGTGCCGGATGCCACTATACGACTTGAGGCTTTCGACCGCGACAACCCCGCGCGTTACATCGTTGCTGTCGGATGGAAGGCCGCAGACGCAGCGCCTGTGCTCACTGTGGTATCAAGCTCAACGCTCACGCTTGGGACGGGGACTGTCGGAGGCGATCAGCCAGTACTCGGCGGAGATGACGTCATAATCACGGGATATTCCCGACAAATCGGAGACCTCTAAAATGGCCTTTAGCCCAGCAGAAGAAGCGGCGGTAAAACTACTTATCGCGCAAAACAGCGCACTCCTCAACCTTGCAGGCGCAGAATCAACAAT